CTACCCTGTTTTGATAGTAGTGCGTGGTGGGTGTGTGTGTAACAATGTGGAGGTATGTGTGTATATAAGTAGAACAGGGTGGGGACAGTACACTGATCAGTGTATAGTAAAAAAATGCTACCCTGTCGAACTTTCCTTTGTTTATAAGGCTATTACTACTATTAGTGTATTAGTGTATAGTATATATATATATAACTATTAATCATGGTTACAGTACAAACAGCAGAGAACACCATCAGAAAGTGTTTGGGTGCTATACACTGCCCTCCCTACCCTGTTGGTGATAACAATGAGTGAGTTGAAGTCGATAATAATAAGAACCAGCGATGAAAGATTTGAGATCAAAGCTGTTATATTATCGGTTAAGAACTACTCAGGTGTGATAAGAAAGATGAAAGGACAAAACGTAATAGCCATAATGAAGATAGACGAAGAAAAGTTTATGGCTTTCACAGAGGAATAACATGGCAACAAGAGGCAGACCGAAGAGACAAAAAGAACAGCTGGTTAACACACCGGAACAGTTCGAGAAGAACGATGAGTTTGGACTGACTGAGATGCAAACATCATTCGTCTGGCATTACACCGAAGGTGCGTGTGGTCAAACCGAAGCCGCTCGCAAAGCCAAGTTCGAGTTCCCGGCACAAGCAGCCAGCAAGTTCTTGAACGGCAAGGACTACCCTAACGTGGTTAAGGCCATCCGAATCAAACAAGACGAACTGCGAGAGAAGTACGCCATCACTCCAGCCAAGACCGGCAGCATGTTGTGGAAGATAACAGAGCAAGCGTATGAAAGAGGACAGCTCAACGCAGCAGTGTCAGCCATCAAAGAGCTGAATCAATTAGCTGGTTTGTCCATCAATAGATCGCAGAACATCAACATCAATGCGTCAATAGATAAGATGAGCAAGGAGGACATCAAGGAAAGATTGTCCAAGCTATTAGGTGCTGATGTTGACGACTACTCACCTACAGATAAATAAAGTAGGTAACTAAGTTTTGGACCTTTCTCCCTGAGAGCCCAGAAATAAACAGATAAATTCTGGCAAAGCCAAAAACCCCAATAGAATCAATAGCTTAGACGTATGTATTAACATACAAGTATGTGCACTAATAAATTCCTTGTGAGCACAAGGGTTACATTGGAGTCCCTAGGACCCAGTTTTTACCTAGGTTTGGCCATTTCTTTGACCCCATACACCCCTATATTGGTTTGGCCGTGGCCAAGGTAAATATAACTAAGTTAGCCACACCCAGTCACAAAAAAAACTCAGGACACCACCCCCCATGCTATAGTTTGCACATGACCACATTTGTTCTGAAAAAAAATTTATATCAAAAAAATACTGACCATGCCAATTAACTCACGAACCAAGGGAGCCAGCTACGAAAGAGACATCGTTAAAATCCTGAACGAATTTTTTTTAAAAAATAATTTCAATTTTATTTGCAAACGCAACCTCGACCAATATCAGACAAAAAATTTATCCGATATAAATATTCCGTTCCACGCCATCGAGTGCAAGCACTACAAGGAAGGCAACTGGTTGAAACCAGAATGGTGGAGGCAAGTCTGCACGACAGCAGAAGCCGAAGAAACCATCCCGGTTCTGATCTTCAAGTTCAACCGGGTACCAACCAGAGTGGCCATACCGTTTTACGCCATCAATCCCGAATGGGAGGTGGACAACCAAAAAATGGCAATCATGTCTATGGACGATTGGTTAGATGTGATAAAGTTGAACTGGAATATTTATAAACAGAAAGACGAAGATGGCTGGAATTGAAGACTTAAACATACCAAATAAATCAAATATCTTGGGCGACCTACAGTTCACAGAAGAAAACGCCTTCGGCAACTTGAAAACCAACCTCTTGCAAGGGATGCCATTATTTGATGCCATAAAAGAATTTGGTCTTAACAAGGCACTTAGTTTATCTGGTTTAGATGTAAGTATGCAAAACGACATAAAGAACAACCTACCAACCGATGAGATAGCAGCCAACTTTGCTTTGCCAAAATTGTTGGATGGCTTACCAATACCCAATTCATTAAAAACTTCTTTGATTGGCAATTTAAGAAACGCAACACCTGCATACAATTTTTCAAGATCAATGCCTCTTGGTGACAGCGGCAGACTCGGATTCGATGCGACTCTGGGTGCTGAGTCTGGTGCAAACTTAAATTACAGCATCCCAGAGATGCCTATAGCCAATAACACCAACTTTAGGATGGGAGCCAACGTAAATGAGCGTGGCAGAGCCACTGGCGACCTAGGGGTTCGATACCAGCCAAATGTGAATACGTTTGTAGATGCTGGTGCCCGGTTTGATTCATCAGGTAGTCCAGAGTACAGATTGGAATTCGGCAAAAGATTTGCACAAGGTGGAGCCGTTACAGACGTAGACATCTTTTCTTAATATGGCACCCAGCAACACAACAGAACGTCAAACGCACGGCAAAGTTAATTGTTACCAAGGTTGGTTCTGGAACAGCGACAAACAGATTTTGGAAAGGTGGAGTAAGTTTTAACTAACTTTGGGCAGCTCTCCTGTCTCTGGCTTGAGTGTTGGCCCTGTCTTTGACCAGCTGGTTAGCCTTTTCGATCTCAACCATCATTTCGTCAAGGACCTCTTTTTCATCAGCAGCTGACAGTTTAGTCAAGACCACCAAGTCTTTGCGTTTNGGTTGCCACGTCTGGTGCCATTGTTTTTCTTGGTTGCCGTACTGCCACTCGATCTCTCCGAACTTATCGGACGTGAATCCAAAGGTCACGGGCCCGGTGAATTTCTCATGCCATTTCATATCTCCTCCTTTTCAACCCAACTAAATAATCTTCCGCAAAGCGGGTCATGTCCTGTTACAAAATCATCTGTAGGCTCTAAATCTTCCATGGGCACTTCCGTAAGTTTCCATTTGAAAATGCCTTCTTGTTTCAAGTAAACATCTGCCCAAGTGCGTTTTACGGTTTTTATTACTGCTGGTATTTTTTTGTTACCATTTTGCCAATCTATGTAGTAAACCGTTTGGTCTTTTATAAAATTANATTTCATATCTNCTCCTTTATAAATCTGTGTAATTTTTTTCCATGCAATAAGCATCGCAGTGGTCCTCACAAGCGTTCCTTCTGACAGGCAACTTGTTACCGATGTCCTCGTAGTACAACTCAACATCATCGTCCCTGTTAGTAATCTCGCACTCTTTGCAGTGCCAGCATCTTTTGGCCAATGGGTCATAACCCAGTTCCTCTTCCAAAAGGTGTTGGTAGCCGTGGCCCACCCAAAGTTTTTGCCAATGTGGTTTTGCAGCTCCATCATTCCAGTAATAAACAGGACTGTTGTAACCGTGGTCTTTGTCAGAAATCTTGAAAAGATACTCTCTTTGTCCTTCTGAATGTTTAGTGACTATTCTCATTTCTTCTCCTTGCTCACTAGCAAATTGTCTTCAAGGTCGGCAAAGTGAATGTAACCTTTTGGTTCAACATTTTCTTTCTTTATGACCTTTGCAAGTTTTTTTGCACAATCAGAACCTATTGGATGAGAACCACAATCTCCATCACCATGTTCCATGGTTATAACCTCACTGTCTTCATGGTGGCAAATACCACCACCGCCATCACAAACGTGCATCCAGATTTTGGGGTCCTTCAAGCCTTTGCAACAAAGAAAACATCTTTCTTCCTCATCACCAATCCACTCATTTTTTTCCTGATTAGGACTGTTTGCTGCCGCAAAATCAACAATCGGATGTTTGCAGTTTTCTAAATAATATTTTTCTGTCATCTTTTTTCTCCTTTTTTTATGTTTCTCACATATACATAGTACGCTAATTACAAGTTTATGCAAGTATATATACATATAAATTTATATAAATATTTTTATGTATTAACTTGTACATTACAATTTATTATGTTAGTTTGGATATTGTGAAATCAATAAACGAGGAAAAATATGAAAATTAATCAAATTGTAAAAGGCAAAGTGGCTGGCCATTTTGTTGTGCTAGGGTTTAGAAAAATTAATGGAGAAGACTGTGCACAGTTGAAGTGTGTCGACTCAAAAGATTTTACCAAAACAGCAAACGGAGAGTTGGCATTACCATTAACTTCTTTGAAGGAGGTCGCCTAATGATTAAAACCAAACGAGCAATATACACGGCATATTTTTATCAACTGCTGTATTGTATTTTCATGAGCGGATTCTTTTTCTTTTTGTTTTACCAGCTGGGAGCATAGTATGGAATTTACAATAGAAGGTAAAAGAACAACAACAATAGTAACAACCTGTGTTTTTACAGAACTCGTCACTGGTGAAATAGACATAACAAAAAAAGAAGTTATGCGAGCCACTGAGTGTTTAGCGAAAGAAGATGGTGACACAACTGCTTGGTACAACTATGTTCCAGAAGCCATTGCAAGTGGAGCTGCTTATAAAGAAATAGAAATAGAAACAGAAGTCTTAAATGAGGACTATTCAGAAACTCAAAATGAGGATTGGCAACAGCATGACTTGATGGCTGACCGTTATTAGCAAGGAGAAAAAAAATGTCATTTGAAAATCACACAAGAACCTTGGACCTGTTGTTTGATAGTAATTACAAAACCATAGGACCAGAGGCCATGAAAGACAGAATGAAACAATACCTAGACCGGGACCACGACATTGTGGGCGGTTCGGATTACGTTATAAGGGAGTGGAAAGACACGCGACTGAAATACGAACAAGAACCTTTATCAATAAAAGCACTGGAGATGTTATGACTGAATTAGACATTACCTTAAAAGACGAGCGTTCATCTTTCGACAAATTTACCGACAAGATGTACAAAAAATACAAGAAAGAGAAGTCAGTGGAAAACGAGAAGGACGTTTTGTCAAAAGAAGAGTACAAAGTACAGTACAAAATGTTTCTCCGGCACAAGTATCGAGAGAAAAAAGCAGAAGACCTTAAAAAAAAATTAGGATTGGATTGAGGTGAACTCGGACCAAGAATTTGCCAAAGGCGTTTATGTAATCATCACTGCTTTTTTATCCGGGATAAAATCCATAAATCGCCTTGAGGATTACTACAGAAAAAACATCAGTGCAATCCACGTTATCAAAAACACTGATCCCAAACTTTACGAACAACTCATCAATAAATTTAAGGAAGAAAGACATGCGATTAATACTAAGCAAGTACGACAAGACGGTTCTGATAAAACTGCTGGGAGAGAGGGGCCGGCAACTGCAAGCGAAGAAAACAAACGTGCCAGAGAAAAAAGAATTGGAGAGTATAGAGCGAGTCATCCGTCAGCTCGCTTTTGGAAAAGATGACGACCTTAAAAATTAATTAATATTTATTTGTATATATAGTTGTACATTCCTACAATTAGTGTATTATTCACATGTGGGATATTTAATTAATAACAAAAAAGGAGAAAAGATGACTAATATCAAAACACAAATAAACGAAATTACATCAAAAGCAGAGCTTGACGATTTAATTTCTTTCATAAGACTCAGAACAGAATCTTTGGTCCTCAGTGAAATTGCTGTCGGCACTAAAGTTTATGTGGTTCAAAAAACCAAAAAGACTCTAGGCACTGTGACTAAAATCAACAGAAGCAAAGCGGTGGTTGAATTACCACAAGGTAGCTACAGAGTTCCTTTATCAATGTTGGAGGTGGCGGCAGCATGATTACACCAATCAAGCAGATCAACAACATCTACGGTTACATCCGGGTATCGTCCGAGCAACAAGTCTCGGACGGCTCCTCTCTTGAAGAGCAGAAGAAGACCATAGAGGCTTTTGTGCAAAACAAGTTCAACCGACCCGTTGACGAATTCTTTGTGGACGCTGGCGTGAGTGGCATGAAGGACCTGATCGAAAGACCGGGTTCCAGAGGCCTCACAGACATAATGGACCAGCACGATGTGAT